TCCTGTGCCGCCGGAGAGACGTTCTGCTCGAAGTTCTGCGCTCGATCCGTGTACGTGATCTTTACTTCGTTCGTCGTCTCGCTCCAGGAGCCGCGCGAGTAGTCGGGAGGCTCGATCACGTCGTCGACCGTGAGCTCCGGAAGCGTCGAGGGATCGTAATCCGCTCGCGCGAGCTTGAGCGTATAAAGTCCCGTCTGCGGGTCGATGTAGAGGACGCCGTCCGCGTGGCGCAGAATCTCGGAAATAAGTTCGTCCGCACTATTCGGAGTGTCGATGTTCATCGAGATTCCGAGTCCCTCCGCCGCGAGCGTTCTCGCCGCGCGATCGAAGGAATCGAGATCGATCACCGAGTCCGGCTTCCGGAGTCCATAGATCGGATGAGTCAGGAGGTCATAGATAACGAGCGCGGGATTCGCGTCGCCGTCGATATCCGCCGGAGACGATGATATGTCTCCGAGGTCTAGCTGCTGGACGAGCGCGTTGCCGTCCATGATGAAGAGCGTGTTCGTCGTCGGATCGTATTGATTGAAGAATTTGAGCACGTCTCCCGAGATGCTGTACGCGCTGAGATCGTGAGCCGCGACGACAGTCATCGTGCGAGCGTCGACGATATCTCCCCCGTTGACGAATTGGTTCCCATACATCCACTGAGAGAAACCTTTGCAGGGCATCCCGAGCGAAGCGACGACGGCCTTCGTCGCGACGTCCCACTTATAGACTCCGTCACTCGTTCCCCAAATGATCGCGTTATCCGCCGCGTAATACAGTGCGCCCGTTTCCGCCGTCGTCGAGATCACTCCTGGTACGTCCGGCGCGTCATAAACAGCAGAGTCCGCCGGATGAATGATCTTGTTCGTTCCGCCGGAATTGAAGATGTACGGATCGTCTCCCGCGAGAACGATCATCGATTCCGAGGAACCACCGTAATAAAGACTTCCGATGTGTGTCCCCGCTCCCGCGAGCCCCCAATTTATCCGCCAAATCCCGCCCGCTTCGTCGACGAGAATGAGGTTCCCCGCCGAATCGATCACCGCGTCTCTCGTCCCGTTTACAGGCCATTCGCCGTCTCGCCGCGTGTTCACGAGTGATCCATCCGTGAGCGAGAACTCATAGAACTCCGCGCTCCCCGCGTATCCCGTCGACGCCTGGAGGAAGAAGACGTTCCGCGCGGGATCGACGAGGAAGAAGGCAGTCCATAAGTCGCCCCATTGCGCCATCGCGTTCGGAGGAGTGAAGGAGACGGTTAGCGGTGTGTACGCTCCCGTTCCGACGTCGAGGACTTCGATCGTCACGTAACAGACTTTTCCTGGCCCGTCGATCCCGTTGTTCCAATTCTTGTCAACCCAATAGAGCTTGCGAGCCGTCGGATCGAAATACGAGGGGTAATAGGGATACGTCCCCGATCCGTAAGTTGCGATCGGGGAGAGCGAGCGCGGAGCGGAGAACGTCGGAGGATATCCGAACGGATTCGGGCATCGCTTCACGATGAATCCGAGCGTCTTCACATAACTCGTCGTGCCGACATAGAACGGAGTCGCGTTCCCCCAAACGACGGCGGAGATTCGGTGAACGTCTACCATCGCAAACCAACACGGCGACGTGGAACTATTCGCCGCGACGACGACTTGCATGAGAGCCGCTCCCGCCGGAACCGTGACGTCTCCGGACGCGGTCGCCCACGACGTCGACGTTTGGGTGATGATCTGTTGCGAGACGTAGTAATAGGGAGCGGAGCCCGTATAGAACTGCAAGATCAATTCCGCTGGCTTCGCGGGATCTTTGCATTTGCCCATGAAGGACGCGCGGAAGACGTCTCCAGGAGTGACAGGGAAGACGATATCGAATTGAATCGCGGGCGATCCCGTTCCGTCTCCGCCCGTTATTTCGAGGTATCTTCCCGTCGCTCCAGGAGGAGCGGGGCCGAAGGTCTTCGTCACTCCCGCGCGGTAATACGTCCAGTAGTCCGCCATTCCGGAATCGCCGGAGTGGAAGTCCCAATTCCACGACATGAAGTTCGAGTTCCCCGCGAGTTGTCCAAAGACCGCGTGGCAGATTCCGCGATAGGCGGGAACCGCGCGTCCCTGTTGGGAAGCGAGATAGACGTCTGCGGGCTGGGCGTTCGCCGGAGCCGCGCGGTGATCCGTCCCGCGGTAGAAGGAGATATTCCCGACGAGCCCGCCCTCCTGTTTATCTCCTCCGAAGAAGTTCGGTTGATTCACTAGCAGAGTGAGAGGCTCCGTCGTCGCTCCCGCTTCAATCTGTCCGCACGGAACGACCTTCCCATCGTCCGCGACGAGCGCGAGGAACTCGACGCGGTTCTTCGGATTCCCATCCGCTCCGCCGCTCCAAGCTCCGTAGCAAAGAACGTATTGCATCCCGAGCGAATACTTGTATCCGGTGACGATATCTTCCCCGCCGATCCCGAGGAATCCGCCTTGATGCTGCGTGATCTGATCGACCTTGAGATTCCCCCACCATGTACAGTTGCCTCCGGTGATCCTCGCCGTCCCATATACGAGCGGGATGCAGCGTCCGCCCTGCGCCGTCGGAAGTTGGAAGTCTCCGAGCGCGGACGGTTGAGGAGCTCCGTACTTCGGACGCGGAACGAGCAAGGCCGTTGCGAAGGTCGAGGCAACCGCGACGATGAGAATGATCCACCAGAAGAAGACTACTGCCCTCCTCTCTCGCTTCTCGCGTGAAGAACGATCATGTGAGTCTCCCGTTGAATGGATTCCGAGTCGGAACCATGTCGAACCCGAGGAACTTCTCGACGTTCGCGAACGACGAGCAAGCTCCGTAAGTCTTCGCGCATCCCGCCGTTCCCGCGACTGTGTCCCCTGGAGCGACTCCAGGGATCGCGGTCATGAGCGTTACTCGCGAGCCCGCGTGAGCCACTACGAAGCGGACGTCGCTCCCGCGTCGCAAGTATCCCGACGTGAGCGAATGAGGGATCGATCCGAACGCCACGACGTCGAGGATCATTCCGCCCGCTGAAACCGAGGAAACCGTTCCCGAGTAAGTAACGCTCGCGAGATCGACTCCGCATCCCGCATCACCGAAGACGCGCGGGCAGGATGGCTGATAGAGCAACGTCGGCAGTTTGCGCTTGAGCTCGTCGCGATCTGTAACGCAGGTGAGCTCACAGAGATCGGGGTATCGCGCGGACGCGACTCGTCCGATGAAGATCGGGACGATCTCCGAGTCCCCGACGTGTCCGCTGTAAATGATGAGCGTCACCGGAACGGGAGGCAGTCGCGGGATGAAGAGCGTCGAGATCGGATGCGACTTCCGGAGCTTGACGACTACCTGTCCCGAGCTTTGCTCCTGCGAGAGCTCGATCTCGTCGCGAGTGATCGTCGCGGGCTGATACGTCCGCCCGCCGTAAGAGATCGGAGCGTCTTCGTTCGTGAGCGGATAGACCGTCGAGCCCGTATCGAAGAGATACAGGTCGAACGTCTGTTGAGGAGCTCCCGACGTCTCGATCGAGTCGTAACTCATGCCGGAACCTCCCGAGGAACTTCGATGAGGGAGAGCGACGCGGACGCGAGGGTCGACGAGCTCCAGAGAATCGAGAGATCATCCGATCCGAGGCGGACGAGCTCCAGGAACGAGACTTGAGTCCGCGTCTTCGAGAACGCCGTCCCGATCGGAGCCCCGAGGGAGAGCGTCTCCGTCCCGTCGCCATTCTGGACGGAGCCCGTCACTCGCGCGTAAGTCTTCGCGCCCGTCACCGCGAGGAACGCGAGATCACGTCGGGAATTGAACGGGAATAATATGCTCGAATAATTCGTCCCCTTAATCGTGATCGAAGAGTCCGTCGCGAGAACGTCGTTCGCGAGGATAAGGTCTTGATGCCAGGAGGGAACGAAGAACGGGGCGAGCCGTCCCTTCCTCCGATCGAAGAACGCGCGGAGAGTCGTGATCGCGTTCCGATCCGCGAGGAACCACGCGAACGGAGTCGACGCGATCGGGGACGCGCTCTTCGTCTCGACCGTGACGTCTCCCGTCTTCGCGTCCAGGACGATGAGCGATCGCGCGAGCGTCGTCTTTTCGTCGCTCGTCCAGTTCGGGGAGACTTCGAGGACGTCGATCCCGCGATACTGCGTCGGAGTCCAGGAAAAGGCCGGCGCCGTCTGCCCCGCTTCTCCGACGAACGTCACTTGCGCGTCGATCCCGCCGGAGGAATAGCGCGGGAGCTCGACGCTCGTCCCGAGTCGTACCAGGAAGGCGGGGACGACGAACGTGTTCCCCTTCGTCCAGGAGTTCGCCGTTCCGCTTCCCAGGGAGAGAAGATTCGCCGCGACGCCCGTCACCTGGACGAGCTCGTTCTCGAACGCGCTCCGCCACAGCACCGCGAGCCCGCCGGACGCGAAGAGCCGCGTCGTCGTATCGATCGCGATCGACGTCGAGCCGGACGGGAGATCGCCGGAGAGCCGGATCGCGTCCGGCCACCACGGTAGCGCGAGCGGGTTCTGCATCGATCCGAAGATCGTCGTCTCCAGGAGCGACGCTTCGAGCGCGGTCATCGTCGTGCAAGTGAAATCGAGCGAGCGTCGAGGATTCGAGCGGAGCCCGCGACGCTGTTCCGCGTCCGAATACCCGACGAGAACGTCCGTGAGGTAGGACGTCGTCTCTTTGATCTCCCGCGTCCAGTCGGGAGCGATCGGAAATAGAACGGGGCCACTCATCCGCGAGAGATCGCTTTCGTCATCGCTTTGGCGTTCTGGTACGCGTGTTTAACGACGATCTTTCCCGCCGCGCTCGATTCGAGCTCCTGCAGGACGAGCCCGCGTTCGAGCCCGATCTGCATCCGAATCTCTCCGACGCGTCCGCCGGACGTGTCGGAGCGAACGAGCCCGCCATCCGCGAATCGCGGGATCATCCCCGACGCGATCGCGGGGATTCGGAATCCTCGATTGATCGCCGCGAGCGTCGCGACTCCGACCGCGCGAACTGCCGCCGCTCGAACGACGAACTCGCCATTTGAGAGCCGCGCGGGGATCGAGTCGCTCGTCCCCGATCCTGGTCCCGAGACAAGTCCTCCGCCCGCGAATCCGAGTCGCATCGAATTGGCAATAACGAGCGTGTCCGCTGCCGCCTGGAGCATCCCCGCGCTCACCATAATCATTCCGCCCGCGCTCATGAG